CGCTTTGCAGGGTCTCGGTATGCGTCAAGAGCTTCTGCTCCTAGCATCATTGGAACCCCACCGGGCATTGTGTACGGGAACATAGACAATGCCCCACCAAGAGCGCCAACGCCTTTGGTTCCAACTTTGATGAGGTCACGTTGATCTTCGGGCTTCCTGTACTCGTGGGCACCTTCCGCTATGTCTAATGCAGCAGACAATCCAGCGGCGGGAGGGCCACCGTACTTGACTATGGTCTTTCCAACATCTAATGCGGTAGAGGCTAAAGGGCGAACCATAGACTTAAACAGGTTGGAGACCTCATCCAAACCAGCGGCAGCGCGTTGGCCTATCGTAGGCGCTGGCGGTGCAGGAGGAGGTTTTGGCTTTGGAAGCTCTACTAAAGTTCCCTGCGGTGGAGGTGCTGCTGGGCCGTGCATATAAGGATCTACAGGGGCATCAGCAGCAGAAAGCGGCCCCTGCACCCTGTAGGATGCGCGAGGAGCATTGCCCTCCGGGGTCATCAAACCACCATATTGCGGGTTTTCCACAAAAGTGCTGCTTGGGAAAAGTTGGTTGATCCGATTTGTTGTGTCCCTGCGCCTTGACAACAAGTCATGCACACCACCTTCGTTTTTTGTGGTGTCCAGCGCCCTAAGGGCTTCAATGTCGGTTAGACCATGAACAGTTCCATAGTTAACAACAGCGCTTCCACGGCCAGTAGCTCTTTTAAGTCCATCTCCAGCAGCTTTAGGCGGGACAGTTTGCACGTTGATAGGCTCTATCCTAACCATGCTATTTGGCGGGTTAACAGTTGGCGGCACAACTTTGCCAGCTTTGGTCGCCTCATCTGCCGCCAAAGCCGCTAAACGGCCCCTTTCTGTGGCCGCGCCAGTCAATTGGGCCAGACGCTCTGCCCTTGCATCTTTTGCTTTAAAAATGCCCTTTCCAAGCGGAACAGAGGCTCCTATAGCGGTACCAGTAGCACCTGCCACAAAACGCTCCCCTTTGCTGGCACCAGAAGTGTCTGGAGGAAGCGCTCCAGCAGGCTCTGCCTTTACTACGATTGACCGGCTTGAATCTTCACCTGCGTTGTCGCCTTCTGCTGCTGCTGAAGATTCTGCCGCCGTGGTAGGGACATTTTCAATTAAGCCATCATATGCTCCATATTCTCCGACTTGATTAGCGTAGTGCTTTGCCTTTGGGTTAGGCTCTCCACCGTAAAACAAAGACGAATCAAGGCCAGCGTTGTATCCGTAAGCTGCCAGCTTTGGGTTTTGATCAGACTTTTCCAAAGCCATTTTTAAGTATTTCACACCAGCTTTGATGTTTCCTTCCGGGGTTTTAATTTCATCAAGACTGAAACCTATGCTTTTTGCGGTATTTGGCAGTATTTGCATACCACCAATTTCCCCATCAGCGCCATTTGGAGAATTTGGATTTAGCCTGCTCTCTTGGTAAGCAATAGCTACAGCAAGTTTTGGTGGCACGCCAGCCTTTTCCGCCTCTCGCGCAACTTGGAGTGCGTAAATAATTTGCTTTTGGCTAAGGCCATTAAGGAACGATAGCTCTGGCGGTTTTGCTGACATGGCTTAATCCTTATCCAAGTTTCTTTGCTGCGGCTGCGTTGTCCCTTTTCCCAGCGGGAGCAGCGGGAGGTTTGCCGTAAGAAGAATTTAACTTTAATTCGCCAGCAGCAATGCCGGTCAACTCGATCAAATACTTTTTGTACATATCTTCGTATGCCATAGAGTTGTAAAAGTCAGATAGGCTTCCCCTGTACTTGCTAAGCAACCGCTCCTCATCTCGATGGAACATTGCTTTGCGCTCAAGCATATCTGCTTTTGTTCTGACTGCTTCAGGAATATCCTTGTTGGTCACGCCAGCCATGCCCATCAACTGGGTTTCGTAATTAGATGTGCTGCCTTTAAGCAGCTTGCCGTTTGAAAGCTGCATCTGTGCAACCAGCATAGCCATAGTCTGCGCTGTACGCATTTCCGCTGGGTTCAAGTCGAGCTTCTTCACAATGTCGCCCAACCCCGGAATGCCAATGCTGTAGTCTTTTGTTCCAATGCCGCCTTCAACAAGGTCAATAATTGCGGAGAACACTCTGTTGTCGCTAAAGACACCCATGATCTTTGCAGCGGATGGATCTTCAGAAAGTTTTCTAAACTGCTGAGCTAGTGCAATGGACTCTCTTGCAACATCGGATTTTTCCGTAATTAAAGATTTGCGTGCGTTTTCCGCCTCTAATTTTTTTGTTCTGTCTGTATTTTCAAAATCTATGTTAGCTTTTGCTTGTGCTTTTGCAATTTCAGCATCAAGGTCTTGCATCCGTTTTAAGTCTTCTAACTGCTCTTTACTCAAAACTCCGTTTGGCCGTACTGGCCTATTAAGGAAATTGCTCACAGCAGCTTGAGCCACACCGGGAGGTTCAGTTTTACCAGAGGAAGCAGGAGCGGCAGCAGGGGAAACGGCAGCGGGCGCAGCGGCGGCAGGACGAGCAACGGGAGCGGGTTCAGCCGCAGCGGCTGGGCCTTCTACTTTTGTCGCTGCTTTTGCAGGAATTTTTGGCACTTCTTTTTTGGTTTCAGGTACTAGAGATGGTTTTTCGCCAGCAGCTAATTTTTCAATTGCTTTTGTACTTCTACCAGATTTAAATGCGTCTATCCACTCCTGTGCCAATCCAGCACTTGCGGCTAATTGATAAAAATCGTTTTGTGTTGGCGTCATCGTAAGAGTGCCGCCAACGGTTGAGAAGTCGTAAGGCTTTTCTCTTCGAGATGGAAGGTCTAAATAACCGCCTTTGCCATTATTAGCCCAAGTGTCAACAATACCGCTATCAGTTGACATAAAGCGAGTTTGACTTAACTTTGCCGCATCCATAAGCATGGCTGCTTTTTTCTCTTCTTTAGGGAATAAAGTGGCAAACTTGAGGGCCATGTCAACTGTCACTGGCGTAGCCCCAGCAAGCATATTGCCTTGTTGACCGGCTTCGGCGTCTTCAACAGAAAGTGATCCTGATTTTTTTGATGGCGCAACGCCAGTCATTTCACCAAACATAGCGGCGGCACGTTTAGTGTTTTGTTGTTCGCGTTCTGCTTGTGCAAGCATCAATTGCGCTTGAGCATCTTCGATGTCTTGCTGCCTAATTTGCTGTTGTACTTCTTGTGCGCCTTTGAAGCCAGCGCCAAGCCCTTCAGCAAAGTTTCCTCTGGATGACAACATTCCTTGACCAAAAGCCATAAGCGTTGGGTCATAGCCAAGGTTTTGACGGGCCGCATAAGCCTGCATTACCCTTTGGGTGGCAAGCTCAACGGCATCGTCTGTTTCGCCCTCTTCAAGCCCGTAGGCTGGAGTCAACTTTGTTTTAGCAAGACTGGATAAAGCACCTTTTGTGTCAGCCATGATCTAGTCCTTATGGGTTTTCAACGAAGTTACCGTCTTCATCGTAATAGCCACCCGTAGTGTCTTCGTCACCAGATTGGTCAATTGGCGTTCCGTCGGCGTTCACTGGAAGACCAGTTGTGGTGTCTACATAACCGCCGTGGCCGTCAGCGATAATTCTGGGGTTATACCCCGTAGAACCGCCCGCTTGACCGCCAGTTTGGTTGCTACCCCCAGTGTTTCCGTACCCTCCAGTTCCGGTAGAGTTAGACTCAAGCCAGCTACCAGCTCTATCCCAAATTCTAGAAAGCCAATTTGGAGTTTCAGTAACCACCCCAGTTCTGGGATCAACTGTTTTAGTTGTTCCCATGCCAGAACCAATCAATGCTCCAGCTCCAAGGGTTTGGCTAAGAGGAGATGCTTGGTAGTAAGCGCTGCTCAATGGGCCTATTTTAGTGTTCGTTACAGTGCTTGGTGCTTGGTATCCACGCAACAACGCAGAAGCGTTTGTGGCCGTCTTCAAAGGTGCATCAATCAACGACTGCTGATATGCCTGCTGCTCTGCTCCCGCTTTGGTCAATGCTCCAGCGCCAGTAAGTCCAAGTGACTGTTCTTTCTCGGCGAGGTTGCCTTGCAACTGACCTGCTTGTGTTTGCAGTTGTGCATTTTGAATTGCTTGATCAACGGCGGATTTGTATCCGGCAGACAAAGCCCCATACTGTTGACCAGTCAAATTAGACTGTAAGTCAGACATGGTTTGGCCCATTGCGTTTGCATAGCGCTGGCTACCAAGGGCACCAGATCCAACAAAGCCAGCCTTGAGTTGCGGCATCAGGTTGCGCTGTACATTTTGCTGCTGCAAGCGTGCCATCTCATCCACCACGTTAGTGGTGTACGGATTCATAAAGGCGCTGATCTGCGGGGCGGCACCAGCGGCTGCTGTGGAGGCTGTTTGTTCCGCAGCAGAAAGGCCGGGCTTGTAAGCATTTGCCGCCGTAGGAACTGCCTCATAACCTTTGGTCTGCATGGCAGTCAAAGGCGCTACCTGATTCGGGTTTGCCATTGCCTGTATGCCAGCAGTAGACAAGCCCGACATCAGGTTTGTGTAATAGTCTGGCGAGGTTGTCGCCGTAGTATCTTTAGTAGTTACTTCTGGATTCGCATAAACATCAAAAACTGACATATTTATCTCCTAGCTTCGCTTGAGGAAATCAAGCGGGGATTTGATCTGTGGCGGCAAATCCTTTGGTTTGGCAGAACGAGCATGGGCGCGTATGCCGTGCATCATGTCGTATAGTTTATCGCTTCCTGCCTTGGTTGAGCCATTTCCTATTGCGGCGACGACATCGGCGGGGAAAACAAACTCCCCGTCAGCCAGCATGGCAGGAATATCGTCCGATTGGCCGTCTCCAGCACCCGTTACGGCATCTCCGTGGCGGAAATCCACCCGCATCTTGCCTCCAGCGGCCATTAGCGGAGTGCTTAGTCCACCTGCGGCATATTTGCCGTGACGGGTTCCAGCCATGCCGCCTTTAGCATAAGGCAACGCCGGAGCGGCGGAATAATTTTGTGTGGAGGCGTCTGGGGCTTGGAATGCACCCATGTTGAGAATGTCCTCAATAGGGCGTTGCGTCCCGTAGGAATAAGAAGGATCATTCATAACTTTTCCTTGCGGTTGAATTCCATATTTGTTTTCTTGACCAAGCGACTGATCTTGGGATTTTAAAAATTTTGCTAATGGGCTTTCAAAGTTGCCCGTTAACTGTTGAGCGGATAAATAAGTTGCAGCAAGTGGAGATATTGCACTTACCGCATCATTGGTCGCTGAAGACTTTGGCTCCAAAAAAGACAACCCGCTTTGTAATTGTGATTTACTCAAATTCGCATTTGATTTTTTTGCATTGTTAATATTTATAGCAATTTTTGTTTTAAGTTTTGTTCTTTCCGCCTCTGCTTTTGCTTCTTCAAATGCGGTTTTTTCAATATCGCTAAGGCCAAGTTCTATTTCTGTGATTGCGGCATTTGTGGCTTCATCTGTAGTTTTTCCGCTGGCTATTAACTGGTCAACACGGGTATTAAATCTTGTCAACAATTCATCAGAGCTAGTTCCCGCTGTATTATTACCAGAGGTGTTATTGCCAGCAGTGTTATTTCCAGCAGTGTTATTTCCAGCAGTATTATTACCAGCAGTATTGTTGCCAGAGGTGTCATCGTTAGCATTGTTAGCAACGATGGCATTAGTGCCATTGGTGTTATTACCGGCTGTATCTGCTCCAGCCGAAGACCCTGTAACATTCCCTGTTGTTAATTCAACAGGAGTTGTAGAGTCAATGGTATTTCCTGCGGTATTTCCTGTGACTGCACCAGTGGCATCCCCAGTAACTGTGCCAGATTTATTGTCTACGGCGTTTGCAGGGATAACCGTATTTGATGCGACCTGATTCGGAGTTGCCGTAGTAATTTGAACAATTGTATCGGCTGGATTTGGCGTAATTGAGGTGACTGGTACGTTTTGAGCAACATTGGAAACAGGAGTCGTAACAACAGGCTCAGGGACTACAGGCTCAGGGGCTACAAAATTTGTCTCAACCGGAGTTGGTTCAGCCGGAGTTGGTTCAGCAGGAGTTGGTTCAACCGGAGTTGGCTCAGCCGGAGCTGGTTCAGCAGGAGCTGGTTCAGCAGGAGCGGGGATAACCTGAGCATCTTCAATGGGTACAGGCGAAGGGTTAATCAACTCTTCTGAGGCGGTCGCATCTGAAGTAATAGCATCCAAAGAATTTGGTTCGGGAGCCTTTGTATCAGGAGTTGCCACATTCCCATTTTTTCCTTGGAACTGTCCAGTATCAACATTAAATGGCGGAGGCTTTTGAGACAGTGCTATGGTAGGCCTATCTCCTTCCATGTAACTATATACATATGAAGATTTACCATTTTCTGTGTTATACCTAAGTTCGTATCCAGTGATATTGCCATTGCGATCAGTAATAGTTATTTGTGTGTATGGTGTAAATACTAATCGTGTTAAATTTTTACCATCTGGGCCTTTTATTACTTCGCCATATTCATCCAGAATTTCTTCATCTTCGCTTTTAATATAAACCGGGCTTATTTCTGCGCCGGTAGGAACGCCATCTCGCTCTATTACCGCGCTAAGCGCATCGGATGCCTCTATTATTGGCATGTTATTAGCATCTACATTTTGTATTGGAACATATCTGGTCTGTGGCAACACTAAACCACGGCTACTGCCAGCATCTGAAACTACTCCATTGTCCAACAATGCAGTTTGCTCACCACCAGTCATTGAGGTGTCGGCAGGCTTCCAATTAGCTATGGCATCTAAAGATGAGTCTTCAGTGGAACCAGTGGCATCAGAAGTAAAAACTTTTTTGGTCGCATCTTTTACCGGAGTTAATAACTCGTTTGCTTTATCTGCTACCGGCTTAAATACATCCTTTCCCAATTGATTTGCAGCAGTGCTTAAAAAAGCATTAATTGCACCTTTTTCGCCATTATTAATAGCGCCACTTAAAGTAGCTCCAATTAATTGAGACGTTTTTTGACTCATGTCAGGCAAAACATTATTGAATGCTTCAGTTGCTGCGCTACTGGTAAAGCTACCAATCAATGCCTTTCCTATGGAAGAAGCATCACCGCCTGCGGCCACTGTTTTTATAGCACTGCCACCAGCATTAATAATTGCTTTTGATATTTCTGGGTGACCAATAATATTGGTTAGATCTTTTATTAGCGCTGGAGAATTTATGTCTACGGTAGCCCCAACAATTCCTCCCAAAATTGCTTGATCAAGAGGTTTGCCTTGAGCTACTTGTACAGCGGTACTAGCTACAGCGGTGCCAATAGTAGTAGCGGTTGCGGTGGCCGCAGTAGCGGCAGCAGCAGCCTCGGCGGCATTTGCTCCAGCGGCAAGAGCGGCGGCAGACGCTTCTGCGCCAGTTGCAAGAAGTCCCGCATCCATCAGCCAACTACCAAGTGCAGAGCCTACTCCGGGAAGCATGAACGATATAAATACAGATCCAATCAGTGGGAACAGTGAGTCACTCTTAGGCGGAGGCGGTGGTTCATAAACTACGTTTCCTTTGTCATCGTACTCCCGACCAGTTTTTGGATCTTGATAAGAAAGGCCGCTATATCCGGGCGTATCCACATGATACAAATTTGGTCTGAAGCCCTCAGCCCAATCAGGAGCTGGATTTTGCGCTACCCTATCGGCAAGTAATTTTGCTTGCGTTGCAGCTAGTTTTGCCGTTTGCTTGGCTGGAGAATCATCCCCTCTTGTTTCTCCTCCACTTGATGGCGATTTTATAAGTGGCATATTAGTTCACCGTTTGATTTACTGCACCAACTAGCGCCGACGCCCAATCTTGCCAATTATCAAATTGGTCAGTCCTTGGAATTGCTTCATTTGCAAAAACGTCAATTGCAGATAACCCATTACCCCATACCTTCCAGTCAGTAAACTGATTTGGGATCTCAAGCTGTTGCGGAGAATACAGTTCGACCATGAGCGATGCCCACGAGTCAAACGTGTGGTAACGGGGATCGTAGATCTGCGCTGGATTAAGAGCCATATGGCCTCACATCGCCAATCTCGGCTGTGATGATTACTTTACCAAGCTGGTAGTTCCCGCCAGAGACATCAGATACAAACCTCAAGCGAATTTCTCTGCGCTGCTCACGCATATCAATCTTTCCGGTGTCTGGATCAAACAGGTATGGCCCAGTGGTCACATCGTTTGCTTGAGCAAATGGCCTACCAGTGATGTAGACCTCCATCTCACCAGACTGAACAAAATCAGGCTCTACGCGATCTACACGAAGCCATACATTGTCGCCAAGAGGCGCTGGCTGCGATGGGCCACCAGCAACCCACCCAAGATCACTGGTCTCAAAATAGCTTCTGATGGCAAGTGCGGTCTGTCCGTTTACCTCATCCGTTCCAACCTCGTGCTGGTACAAGTTTATTAATCCGGCTACTGTGTAGAACGACAAAGTGCTTGTGGCAGTCGCCGTAGCGGCCAAAGAAATTTGCAAGCCTTGGGCATAGATAGCCGTCACAGGAACAGAGAACCCGGCACCAGTGCCGCCAATGGATGCAGCAGTAGCGCTCAACGTGTCGCTGACTAAGTATCCAGCCCCGCCAACAGTCAAGGTAACGGATGTGACCGATCCACCAGAGACAACGATGGTCGCCTTTGCGTTGGATCCAGTTCCACCAGTTAGGCTCACATTTGTGTAGGTGCCGTTGGTGTACAGCGAACCGCCAGTGATTGCGCCAAGCGTTTTTATATTGCTTGATGTAATGCCAAGCAGGGTTGTGCCAGAGGCTATCCCGGTGCCGCTGATTTCTTGACCAACAATTGCGGAGGCTTGGTAAGTGTCGCTGTATGCGTATAGACTTCCACTGGTAAGTTCGTAGTCAGCAGAAAACACAAACTCGCTTGTACTTGTAACCCAGCTTGCCTCAATTGGGAAGGCAAAAACTTGTGAGAAATATCCGGCGCTACGGTATGCGCCAGTTGATTGTCCTACGTCATACCAAGTGTTTTCCCGCACGTTGTAGACGATGGCATCGGTGCATTCTGTTGCGTCTCCACGAGGATAAAACCACCAAATCTCACCATAGCGAGGAACCTTTGTTGCCCATACTTTTTGACGCTGGTTGTAGTTCAGGTTATCAAAAAAGTAGTTCTGGTTCATGTTGTTTGGGATTTCCTTCACAACACCGTTGTACATCAGGAAGCGGTCAACACCGACCCAGTAGTACACGCCATCATATTCAATGGCGCACTGGCTGGACATGATGGAGGACTGGCTGCTGATGATGTCATAACGCCAAAATTGCGGTGGAGTTCCTGTGCCGCCTATGTAAGAAACACGGATCAGGCTGTCAACGCTCCAAAACAGGCCAGAAGGCGCGTTGGAGCCGCCCCTGACGGGTAAGCCTTGGACAATCTTTCCAGTCGCTACATTGGTCGCATTTGCGTCCGCAGACACCCAATCGTTAGTATTGCCTGCCGCGCAGTTTTGAATCAATCCGTTGTTTCCGTACACGAACACATAAGGGTGCAGGGACACAACCCCACCAGAGACGGCAATGTTGTTGTTGAATGTGACCGTCACAGTGCCATTGGCAGTAGCTGGCAACGACATAACAACAGAAGTTGTTGAAACTGAAACTACAGTAGTTCCAGCCTGAATTCCAGTGCCAGAAATAGACTGACCAGCACCAATTAGCGGGTTTACCGCCGCAAGGGTAATGGTGGCATTGGTGTTAATCGTGGTGGCGCTGTCGGTGAACACGCCAATCTGGCTCATCGTAGAGCCAGTAATGTCACCAATCAGCACTGGGGAGTTGATGGTGTTGGTCAAGTCATTAAGGTTTTGGCATGGCGCGGCCACCAAAGACTGAACCCCAGCGCCAGCAACGTCATAGAAGCCATCAAACTGCCACAAGTTGTTGGCCGAAGCCGTGAAGTTTGACAGTGTAAATTCTTGGAATCCAGAGCCAATGCCGTTGTTGTCGATGCCAAGGGATTGCAAGCCGTTGCTATATCCGCTGTAGACGTAATTAATGTTGTCTTGGGCATTTAGCCATATGCCACGCGATGGGCCGCTTAATTGGCTGGAAATTACCCTGTATCCACCAATCTTGCGAGGACGGCCACGCTGGAAGCGCACCCACTGCCCATCGGTGTAGAAATTTTTGTCAAAGACGGTGCCATCCCGCTGGATGCCGGGCTGGGTGTCAAGGGAAAAGACTTTTTTTCCCATCAGTATGTTCCGCCAGAAATGCCGCTAGTGAAGGTGCCAGCGCCAGCAATGGTAAGACCAGTGGCCTCCAAGTCAAAACGCTGTGTTCCAAGAATTGAGATGCCAAACTGCCCTGTGCCGGGCCTAAACACACCAGTCGATGTCTCAGACGCAAAGTTAAGCGTTGGGCCACCAGCCGACCCATTGTTCAATGACAAAGAGCTTGAGCCAGCAGAAACCGTGGCCGCATTGAGCAAGTTGATGGAGTCGCACAGCAAGATGGCTTGGGCATTGGCTGTCACCACCGCAGAAGATCCACCAGATGCTCCCGTGGTAAAGCTGACCGTATATCCCGGCCCGCCGCCATTGGTTTGATTGGTGATGTAGTACACCTGAATCGTCTGCGGCAAGATGATGGTCACGTTGCCAGTCAGGTTCCCGGTGTACTTTTGAATAGTGTTTGAAGCCTCAGCAGGCGTCAGCGTGTAGGTGCCAGACGTTACCGCCTTGGTAAGTTGACTGAAGTTGAACTGCGCGTTCTGCCCAAGGCCAACGGTGTAAAAGGCGGTGCCAGAGCAGCAAACAATGCAAGAGTCCGCTGGCTGCATAGCAAGCGATGCTGTGCCATTGATTTGGTCAATGCCAGAAGGCGTCACATTGAGCGTTCCAGTGCCGCCGTTTCGAAGCAGGAAGAACCAGTTGTCACCCAAAGTGGAGGCTAATGGCAACGTCAAAATGCCAGTTCCGCTTGTCCAAACATAAGACGATGCGCGATCAGACGCCTGCGCGGTGTAGCTGGTATTAAAGGTTTCTACAGGGTGAGCGGTGTTTAGTGTGGTGCTTATAGCAAGCAAGCCGTACCCTGCCAACGTCACAGCATCCGTGTTCGATGAACCAATACCAAAGGCAATGATTCCCCAAGTTCCGTATGCGGTAGGGTTGGCCGTAATGTAGATGTACTGCGCCTCTCCAGCGGCCACCGTGACGATGGTGTTTGCGCCAGAGTAGTCCTTGACCGTGATGGGAACGCCGCCAGTGTTGCGAATCAAAGAGTCAGTTCCGACAGAGGTTTGGTCTGCCGGAGGCATTAGCAGGTAATACGAGGACGACGAGGACGAAATCTCCATGATCCGCGCAGCGTAGTTGTCGGTAGGATTACCGTTGACAGGCCACGACAACTGGACTGTGCCAGTCAGGGTTATCGAACGATAGGATACGTCCGTTGGCTGTATTACATCGCCTGTGAAGGGGCTTACAAAGCTCATGTGTCCCTCACAATCGCTTGGCGATCAGCTACGCGCAAAACATTTTCATTTTGCAGCACGGCAATAATCTTGTCGTACTGGCCTTGCCACATAGGGATGCGCTCGTCGTTCTTTAGGAAGGGCATTGCTTGCAGCAGGGAACCATACAAAAGCGCCTGCGGGGCATACTGCGTAAACCAGTTGGTTTGGTTGGACGAGTCAAGAGGCTGATTTCGTTCGTAGTACAAGACTTCGTAACTGTACGCAGCCGCTGGAGTCGGGGCTACTAGCCAATGCTCGTAGTCGTAATCGCAGAAGAACAGCGGAACGTCCGTTGAACTGGCGTTGGGCCAATATTCACGCAGGTACTCGTAGGTACGCAGGAAAATGGGCTGGCGATTGCCTGCTACTGTCACATTCATGGATACCGTCTTGCGCCAGCGGGCTGGCTTTGAAATTGTGGCCTCGCCCAGAACCATGTTGCTTTCCACGACCACCAAGTTGCCAAGAAATTTAATTTCAGAGGCAATGATCTGCTCCGCCAGCATAATAAACTGGGGAATCTTTTCGAGAGTGGCTGTGTCCGTGCGCTCTAAGTAAGACTGGATGTCTTCTACAAGGGAGTCATACGTCATTACCGAAGCGGTCGTCATACATTCCTCTCAATTTTTACGCCAGCATTGAAGAAGCCGCCGTCTGAACATGGGCAACTCTGGTTAGCCAGCCCTTTAGAAACTTCTGCTGGGTTGGGTTCTTCTCAGCTAGGCTATTGTAAAACGCTTCTTTCTGCCGCGCAAACTTTTGCAACAGTTCTGCGGGGGGTGTTTTGGCTACCAAAGCCATTGTTCCGGGGCCAATAGCGCCATCAGCAACGGCCCCAGCGGCTTGCTGGAGGAACTTGGCAGCGCGTCCGGGGCCAGCATTCACTGCAAAATCAAAGACGGCGTAATCCACCCCTTGCGGTAGGTCATCGCCACGAACTTTGTCCCAGTACATCTTTTTGTAGAACGGCTTTACGTCAGAGCGGGTCAAGGCTTTCATTTCGCCCGGCTTAATTGGCCTACCCAGATAAGCACCCCAAGCTCCAATGGTGACGCCAAGGTTAGTTTCACCTCCAGAATCATCCTTGTCCCAGACATACCCACCCTCGGACTGAATAATCCGGTCAAAGGAGATATCAAAATTTGAGTTCATTTGGCCTCATCCGTTTCACCGTGGGATAGTTTTACACCAGCCAGCAGCCCAATGAAGCCACCAACAATGGTCTGGAATGCGGGTGATATGAGTTTGAAGATTTCTGCGTTGTCCACAAGGGGATCAAACAAACCCGCCATCAGCACAGCCACCATACCGATGATGACCACGCACAAAGTGAAGCTGACCATCAGGGTCACGAGAAAGGTAAGTTTTGCTTTCATTTTGCCGCCTTATCTTGCAGCTTCTCAACAGTGCGTAGGCTACCAAGCCCTAGCATACCAAGGAGCAGAGGCATCATGGTTCCGGTATCCATCTGCGGAAACTTGACGGGGTGTCCAGCAAGCGCAGCGCCCCACTCAGCTAACGGGCCAATAACGAATTGGACAGCAAACCCCGCGCCGCATATCCACCCAATACTAGGTCGCCAGCCACTAACGAACAAAGAAGAGCTTGCCGCTTCTACTTTGTTAATGTCCATCTGCCCCGTAATCTGGGCCAACTCACCGTTTTGTTGCAGCTTGAGCAACTCCAGCTTGGCAGCAGCCTGTTGCGCGGGGTCAGGCAGAACTCGGTCTAGGACTTTGCTGCCAATTTCAAAAGCCGCTGTTAGTGGATCAAGTGCCATCTGATGCTCCTTTATTGG